AGCAGCTTCAGCAATATGCCGATGCGATTGCCCCGCAGCGTCCCAATCCGGCGCTGCTACAGCATGACCCGCAGGCATTCTACGCCATGCAGGCGGACTATGAGGCCAAGGTTGCCCAGCAGCAGCAGTTGCAGCAGCAGGCTCAGGGTTACGCGACGCAGGCGCAGGCACGAGCGATGCAGATTGCTCAGGCCGAAATGGCGGAACAGCACCGCATCATCGTCGACAAGTTCCCGGAATATGCCGACCCTACGACTGGCCCCGAGCTTCAGCGCAAGCTCTCTGCGGTCGCCAAGGAGTTGGGCTATCCCGACGAGCTGATCGGACAGGCACGAGCGACCGACATCCTTGCGATCCGCCAAGCTGCGGAATGGAAGGCCGATGCTGAAAAGTATCGCGCCTTGCAGAAGAGTAAGATGGAAAAGGTTCGCGCCGCCAAGGGACTGCCGCGTGTAGCCACCCCGGGCGTTAGCCAAGGAACCGACCAGCTCCGCGCGAGAACCGCGCAAGCCGCGCTGGATACGGCGCTAAGCTCCAAGAACAGAGATGTTCAGGGGGCCGCGTTCTACCAGTATCTCGAAAAATCCGGGCTCGTAAAATAGCTCGGTTCAACCAATCGAATGCCACGTCGCGATGACGTTGCGTTCCCAGCGCCCTTCCGGGGGCCAGAAGGATTAACCAATGACTGTTCCCACGAATACCATCCAGGCGGTCAGCCGCGTGGGTGTCCGGGAGGACTTGTCCGACACGATCGGCGCGCTCTTCCCCGATGATTGCCCGTTCCAGAAGGCAATCGGGTCCGAAAGCGCTTCTCAGGTTTACCATGAGTGGCAGACGGACGCGCTGGCCGCCGCGAACGCGGACAACAAGTCGATCCAGGGTGATGACCTCGCCAATGCAAGCCGTGCCAACACGGTGCGTCAGGGCAACTACTCGCAGATCATGACCAAGGTTGTCGGTTCTTCGACCACGATGGAGGCGAGCCGCACTGCGGGTCGCGCTTCGGAGCTTGGCCGCGAACTGATGAAGGCGGGCCGTGAGCTTAAGACCGATGCCGAACTTCGCTTCACCTCCAATAAGGCGGCTGTCGCACCGGCTTCGGGCACGGCGGGTGAAACCGCTGGCGCTCTCGCGTTCATCGTCACCAATAACTACATGGGCTCGACTGGCACCGCTCCGACCTACTCGGGCGGCACCACGAGCGGCTATCCGAACGCGGCTGCCGGCAACGGCACGCAGCGCACCTACACGGAAACGCTGCTCAAGACGGCCCTCAAGGACGTGTGGACGAAGGGCGGCAATCCGCGCCTCGTCATCACGGACGCGAACCACAAGCAGATCGCTGCCGGGTTCTCGGGCCTTGCGACCCAGCGTCGTGAGACCGGCGACAAGAAGGCGGTCATCGTGGCTGGCGCTGACGTGTATGTGAGCGATTTTGGCGAAGTCCAGTTCGTTCCGTCGCGTTTCTGTTCGGCGCGCGATGCGCTGGTGATCGACCCGGATTACTGGGCCGTTGCCACGCTCGACAGCCTGAAGGTCATCGACCTTGCCAAGACGGGTCTCGCAACCCGCAAGGCGATGTATCAGGAAGTCGCGTTGGTCTGCCGGAACGAAGCTGCTTCGGCGGCAATCCGCGACCTTACCTAAGCGTAACTGGTGGGGCGGCTCTAACGGGTCGCCCCATTTCATTTGGGGAGTTCCCATGCCTTACAATTGGGAGCTGATCGACTTTGACCCCGCCACGGGTCTCAAGAAATATATCGGCGACAATCCCGACGATTCGGAGGGCGTGTGTGTCCGCTACGAGCAGGACGCCGCCTCGATCAAGACGGTCATCGACCGCAACAAAGAGTCGCAGGCCACCGGCTTCGATAAGCGATCTGACTTCTGGCACGCCGCGCACATTCCAATCGGCGTTATGTATGAGTGGAAGGTCAAGCACGGCGTCGACGCCTGGAAGTATTCGAGCTGCGAAGAGACGCGCCGCAAGGTCAACCGCCTGCTGAACGACCCCGACTACCGATACCTTCGGGTCAACAATTTCATCATGGAAACCAAATAAATGCACGCCAACGCTAGCAAATGCATCAACCTTGGCACAGTCCAGACGCTCACGGCGCAAGCCGCCGGAACGGTGGTCAGCCCGACGATCGACATGCAGCAATCCAAGGGCTGCCTGATCTTCATCAACGTGACGTCCATCACCGGCTCGCTCACCGTCACGCTTCAGGGCGTCGGTCCGACCGGAACGGCATACACCATCCTTGCATCCGCAGCCATTTCGGCAACTGGGCAGACGGTGCTCAGGGTCTATCCGGGCATCGCCGCATCAGCCAATGTGTCGGCCAATGATGTAACTCCAATCACCGCCCAGCTTTCGAGCGTCGTGGCAACCGGCCCCGTCACTGCAACTATTTCGATGCAGCTGATCTACTAATGTCGATCTCGCTTGCCGTATCCTCACCGGGCGCAATCCCGGATCGGGATACGCTCATCTCGACAGTGCAGGATTGGCTCGACCGCGACGACCTTGCCGACAAGATCCCCGTGTTCATCCAGATGGCCGAGGCGCAGTTCAACCGCGAGCTGCGTTGCCCCGAGATGGAGCGCACGGTCACTGGTTCGGCGGTGTCGGAGGACACGAACCTTCCAGACGACTTCCAGGCGATGCGCTCGATCTACATCGAAGGCAGCCCGGATCGCCCGCTCAAGGGAATGTCGCCAGCGGCGCTGCGCGAGGAATATGACGGCACGAGCGACACGCCGACGGCATATGCTTTAGTCGCCGGAGGAATCAGGCTCGCGCCGCCTCCATCCGATCCGATCCTTCTGACGATGGACTATTTCGGCGCGCTCGACCCGCTCTCGGTTTACGCCCCTTCCAACTGGCTGCTGGAAAAGCATCCCGACGCCTACCTTTACGGGGCGCTGTTCAACGCGGAAGCCTATCTCGACAACTCGACCCGTGCGGCACAGTGGAAAGGCCTGCTCGACCAGGTTGTCGACCGGATCAACAGGACCGCCCGCAACAACCGCTATGGCGCTGGCCCGCTGGTTCCGAACACCGTTACGCAGGTTCGGGCGGCCCGCTCCTGATGCCGGCAAAGTCATATCCTCTTGGCGAGTGGCTGCCGGACCAGGCGGGTAGCGGGCTGAGCATTGCGAGGAATGTGCTTGCGACGGCCACCGGCTATGCGCCGGTCAAGGCCCCGCAGGCGGTCACAACGCCGCTTGGCGGGCAAGTGGCGGGCGGCGGCGCGTTTATCGCGTCGGATGGCTCCTCGCACCTTGTCGCGGCAACCTCGGCAGAACTTTACGAATACAGCGGCTCGGCATGGGTTCCGAAGTCGGGTGGCAGCGCCTCCAGATGGCAGCTCTGCCAGTTCGGCGACCAGGTTGTTATCGCCAACGGCGGCCAAGTCATCGCCTATAGCCTGATTACCACGAGCGGGGGCTATTCAACCAACGCTCCCAATGCGGTGGACATCGTTCAGGCGCGCGATTTCGTCATGGCGATTACGACCGCCAATGAACTGCAATGGAGCCAGTTCAACAACGTTTCCGACTGGACGCTCGGAACCAACCAGGCCGACAAGCAGCCGAGCCTGTGGGGGCATTTGAGGCGCATCGTCGGCGGTGAATATGTGATTGCGCTGACTGACACGTCCATCGTGCGCGGGGAATATGTTGGCGTCGAGGGCGGTCTCGACATCATCTGGCAGTTCAACCAAATCTCCGCCGAAATCGGCTGCATGGCGGCGGGTTCGGTTTCCAATGTCGGACGGCTGATCTTTTTCCTCTCCGAGCGCGGCTTCATGATGTGCGATGGGAATGAGGTTATCCCGATTGCCGACGAGAAGTTCAATCGCTGGTTTTTCGACAAGTTCTCGCGCGAGGATATCTCAAACATCTGGAGCGCGATCGACCCGCGCAATTCCTGCGTGCTGTGGGCGATGCCCGGAACGCCGGGAACGATCATTGCTTATAACTGGGTCCTGAAGCGCGCGACGACATTCAAGCTGGACGTGACCGCCATGTTCACCGGCTACACCTCCGGGACACCTCTCGATGCGCTCGACGCATCCTACCCCAGCGGCCTCGACTCAATCCCGGTCAGCCTGGATTCGCCGCTGTTCCAGGGCGGCAACCCGGTGTTGCTGGTCGCGGGCGCGGACAACGCCCTCTACGCTCTTTCTGGAAGCGCCCTCGAAGCGGTCCTGCAGCTCGACAATATCGAACCGACCTCGGGGCGCAGGTCACGCATCCGCGAAGTCAGGCTCGATTCGGACACGACGGACGCATCGGCGACAATCGACGCGAGAATGCGCGCGGGCGATGCGGAATCAATCCGCTCGACTTCGACCATGCGGAGCAACGGCAAGCTGCCGATCCGCTCGAACGGGCGCTACAACACGCTTCAGGTGACGATCCCCGCCGGAGCGACGTGGACATATATCGACGGCTGCGAGCTTGAGTTCGAGGCGGGTGACGCAAGATGACAGTCCAGCGCGTATCCATATTCTCGGACCCGAGGCAGCACAGGGACGCAATCAACCGGGCGCTCAGGCGCACGGAGGCACTGAGTTTCAGCGCTGACCAGTTGACCTTTCAGATCGACCGTAACTCGTCTGTGACGGGCAATTTCGACGTAACCGGCTTTTACACCGTGGCCGGGGTTCAAGTTGTCGGACCTCGGAAAACGGGGTGGACTGCTGCGACCGGGACGCCCGCTCGCGGAGCTTTCGCGGCTGCTGCTGCGGGGACGGCTTCGGCATCCTACGTTCAGAGCGAATTGCAGACGGCGCTCAATCGCATCGCGGCCCTCGAGGCGCGACTGGTGGCTTATGACGCCGATTTTAGAACACACGGCCTGATCGGGACGTAAATGCAGGTCGGCTGTGTCCGCGATCCTCGCAACTGGGATCGCTGGCCGGAAGCTGAAGCCTATCTCGAACCCGCGCGGGCAAGGGGCGGCTTTCCTGGCGTTTTGGACGACGACGAAGTGCTGTTTGCGGTGATGGACGGGGACGATCTTCTCGCCGTCGCAACAGCGTGGCTGAGCACGGACGCTTTTGTCGAAGTGAAGCTGGTTGGCGGACGGGATTACCGCCGCTGGCTCAAGGAATTGGACGACACGATTGGGGCGGCAGCAGCGGAGGCGGGAGCCACGCGAATGGTCGCAATTGGGCGAGGCGGATGGGTGAGAAGCCTAGCGCCTCTTGGGTGGGTGCGATGTCAGCCGGTTGAAGACCACTGGCTGTTCGAGAAGCAACTAGAGCGCGGCTAACGCGCCGGGGGAACAATTGGGAAAAAAGTCGAGCAAAACCAAGAGCACGAGTGCGCCTTGGGCTCCAGCGCAGCCGATCCTGTTGGGGGCCGGTCAGGGCATCACCGATATCGTCAACGGCAACAAGGATAATCTTGCCGGGATCGAAAGCGGGATTACCGGCGGCACGATCCCCGGCATCCAGGGGCAGATCGCGCAGCAGGGCCAGCAGCTTCAACCGGGCTACGGCTACATCGGCAACACGCTTGCGAACAACCCCGGCAACGCAAACCCCGCGAACAGCTTTCTCCAGTCGACGCTCGGCGGCCAATATCTCAACTCGAACCCATATGTTCAGCAGCTCGCGCAGTTCGCCGGACAGCAGGCGGGCAATTCAATCGACTCCGCCTTTTCAATGGCGGGCCGCACCGGTTCCGACGACCACGCGACCGACCTCGCTAGGGGTGTGACGCAGGCCGAGCTTCAGCCGCTCTTGCAGAATTACCAGTATGAGCGCGGGCTGCAGGACCAGGCGGCGGGACAGCTCAGCGGCAATTACAACACCGGGCTTGGCGTCCAGTCGCAGGCAGCGGGAATGCTTCCGGGCTATTCGACCTCGCAGTTCGCGGGATATTCGCCGCTCTTGGGCGCGCAGCAGCTTGCGGGCCAGCTTCCTTACTACGGCGCAAACGCGCTTGGCAGCATCGGCGGCCTCTACAACGGCTATGGAACGCAGACGAGCACGCAGCCCGGTGGATGGCTTAACGGCCTATTGAGTGCGGGCGCTTCGCTTGGTTCTGCGGCGATACTCGCCGGCTCGGGCGGCGCTGCCGCCCCGGCGATGGGCTTGGCGCTTTCAGATCGCCGCCTCAAGACGAACATCACAAAGGTTCGCGAGGCGAGGGATGGTCTCGGCGAATATACTTGGAACTGGAAGTCTGACCCGAACGGACCAGCGGTGCGCGGCGTCATTGCCGATGAGGTCGAAAGACTGCGCCCGTGGGCCTTTGTGCCGAACTTCAAAGGTGACTTCGCGGGCGTGAACTACGCCGCATTGGGGAGCATGGAATAGTGGATCCGATTCAACTTCAGCAAATCATGCAGATGCTGCGCCAGCGCCAGATGATGCAGGGCGGTGGAATGTCACCGCTAGGCGGTCAGCAGCAGCCGATGGGCGGACAGCTTCCGTCCTACTCGCAGCCCCAGCCCTCCGGCCAACTTCCTCCAATCGGCGGCCAAATGTCACCCGGCGGCGGAATGACCGGAGCGCCGCTTCAGGGCGACCCCTCGCAGCAGCCGCAGCATCACCACAACCCGCTTGGGCCGTTCGCACCGCTTTTCGGTCTTAGCGGAATGCTGATGGGCGGCAAGATGGGCCTTTCCCCGATGTTTGGCCTCGCTGGCATCCTCGGGCACAAGGCAAAGCTGTTCTAATGGACCCATTCTCGCTTGTCCCGCAGCAGCGCGGGCAGTTCGTCAATGTCCCTCCTGCACCCCAAGCTGGAGGCATGTTCGGCGGCGGCAAGTTCGGCATCGGTCAGGCGATTGTCGCTGCGCTCAACGGCTACCTTGCGAGCCAACCGGGCGGCGCGGGAGAGGTCGGGCGAAACAACCTCCAGATGATGACGCTGCTGCGGCAGAAGCAGATGGAGCGCCAGCAGGAGCTGGACGACTACAACCGCAAGCGCACCGACGACAACGCGGACTATGTGACGCACCTGCAGCAGCAGGCGCAATACTCGCCGAAGGAGCCGCACTACTTTCAGGACAATAGCGGTAATGAACTAGCGATCGGTCCCGACGGACAGCCGCAGGTCGTTTATAAAGACCCGAATCCGTGGAAGCTCGTTCCGAACGGCATGGGCGGCGTCATCCCGGTGAATATGGACGCGCTGATGCACGGCGGGAACCCGGCCATGCCAGCTCCGGGAACGGTGGTTGCCGATCCGCGCAGACAGGGAGGTCCGGCGTCGCAAGCGCCGGGTGGCTTTCCCGGATACTAGCAAGCCCTATTATACGTCGCCTTCAGACTTCCCGGACCCGATGAAAGCTCCGGGGCGCATGACTTCCGGCAGACGCACGCCGCTCGGCAACCGCATGGTCGGCGGAGTCCCGAACAGCCATCACCTCGCGGGGGACGCTGCGGATTACGTCGGCACATCAATGCAGGCGCTCGAAAGCTACTTCGGCCCACAAGCCAGGTATCTCAACGAGGGCAATCACATTCACGTTACGCTCCCCGGCTACGGGCGCGTTCCATATTTCGGCCAACGCGGCACAGCGGGGCTGGGGGGAAGTTAATGGGCCAATTTGTTCACAACGGCATTCTCTACGAGGAGATGCCGAACGGACAGGCGCGTGTGATCGGCCCAGCGCAGGGGGCGCAGCAGCCCGCATTTGGCCCGGCAATCGGCGGCAATCCGCTTATTCCGGGACAGATTCAGGGGCAGGCGCAAACCAACGAGAAGACCGCCGAGCTGACGCCGCTGGAAGTCCGCAAGGCGAAGGCGGACGCGCAAAAGGCTGAGATCGACGCCAGGACCGCGCAGGAAGCCTACGACGCGGCGCATCCCAAGACCGCATCAGCCGGAACCCTGTTTGGCCCGGATTATCTCAAGACGCTGCCGGGACCGGATCAGGAGCTTGTCAAAGCGCTAGCAGAAGGCCGTCTCGCGTTTCCTGGAGGCTTCGCGCTCAAGGCCCCTTGGTGGCAGCAGAAGCTGGAGCAGGTCGCGCAATACGATCCGAGCTTTGACGCGACGAACTTCAACAACCGCGCCAAGGCCCGCGCAATGCTGCTCACCGGCAAGGTTGGCGGCTCGGCAAACGCGCTGAATACAGCGATCGGCCACCTCGGGCTGTTGTCCCAGCAGATCGGTGGCGTCGCCTCGCATAACTTCACTCCGTTCAACTCGGTCGAGAATGCGCTGTCACAGACGTTCGGCAGCGCGGGCGTCACCAACTTCAAGGACACGGCAAAGAAGCTCGCTGATGAGCTGGAGTCGGTTTATCGAAACGGCGGCGGCACGGAGCAGGGCGTCATGCGCCAGCTCCAGAGCCTCGACCCGAATGCCTCGCTCGAACAGAAGCAGGGCATTATCCGTAACGCGCTTGAGCTTCTGGCTTCAAAGCAGGCCGCGAACCTTTACCAATACGGCCTCGCGGGTGGCAAACCCCCAGTTGATTTGCTTGATCCCGCCGCGCGTAAAGTGCTCGACCAGTTTCCCGACATTCGGGACAAGTATTTCGGTCAACCGGATACCCCACTGAGCGGCAATGCGGCAGCGATCCTCGCGCATAACGGCGGAACGCCTCCGAGTGCGCCGCCGCCCGCTCCTGGCACCGGCGGTGACATCGGCCCGCACCTCGGGCCGCAGCCGCCCAGCGGACCACAGTCGCTCGCGCAAATGGACCCGAACAGCCCGCTCGGCGTGTTCAAGCAGACCTATCGCAATGTGCCTGACCAGAAAGCCGCCTCGGCGCTCGACGCTCTCGCCCATCAGGGCGGTTCATTTGAGCAAGCGGCCAAGCTGGTAGGCGATCCATCCTTCACGGCGGACGACTGGAAGGCATATAGCGCCTACGCCCAGTCTCATCCGGGCTATCACAATGCGACGGTTCTGAACCGAGTTCCGACTACCATCATGCAGCGCCTCGCGTCGTCTCCTGCGGGGGCGTTCGTCGCGGGGGCCGCGACGGGTGGAACGGCGGGGCTTTCAGATGTGGCGGGACGGACCCTCGCTGGCCCCGAATGGGATGCGAACAGGCAGGCCCTCGCTGGACTTCATCCGGGCGCAGACATTCTCGGCAATGTCGCTGGGGGCGCTGCAGGAATGTTCGGCGGCGGTCTGGCGCTTCGCGGTATTGCCCCGGCTGTGGACGCAGCTCGGGCGGCCAAGATCGCGCCGTATCTTCCGCGTGCCGCCGATGCCGCTTACGGCGCGACCTACGGCGCAAGCGAGGATCCGTCCAATCCACTTGCTGGGGCAACCGAGGGAGCCTTGACCGGCGTCGGCAGCGGAATGCTTGCCCGTGGAGCAATCCGCGCGATTGCGAGCACCATCGCTCCCACAGGGGGCAACCTCGCACCGATCTTCAATGTCAATCCAGACTTCCGTCCGACCATCGGCCAACGCCTCAGCGCATCCGACTCCCGTCTTGCCCGCGCGGTTGGGATGGGCGAGCAGGCGGCGGAATCGATCCCCGCGCTCGGCGGTATTCAGACAAGCGCTCGTTCGGCAGCGACAGACCAAATGCAGCGCGGCGCATATAATCACGCGCTTAGCGACCTTGCGCCATTCAACCCGATCCTCGGTCGCGACGTGTCGCAGCTTCCGCAGGGCGTGACAAAGGGAGCGCAGGCCAACGACTTTCTGCATACCGCGATGAGCGATGCACAGGAGCACGCACGCGCTGGAATGCAATTCGCCGCCGACCCGCAATATCAGCAAGATGTCGGCGTATGGCAGCGCAATCCCGATGGAATGTCGCTGACGACCGACCAGCAAAACCACGTCAGAAGCGCAATCGCACAGGCGATGCACGGGCGAATGAACCCGGACGGGACAATGGCGGGACCGGATTATGGAGCAGCGGCTTCCGACCTAGGCCGCGTGGCACGCAACTGGTCCGGCAATCCATCAACCGCCCCACAGGCGGCGTATTTGCGCGACTATCTCTCCATCATGGACGAAGCCGCAAAGCGCAACTCTCCGCCCGAGGCATCCGCCCTGCTCGACGCCGCCAATCGTGGCTATGCAAAGTCGGTAATCATCGAAAACGCGGCAAAGGCAGCGGGCGGAGAACCCACAGAGTTCACCGGCAAGCAACTCCTGAAAGCGGTTCAGAGCAGCGATCCGTCAGTCCGCGACAGGGCGTTTATCAGCGGTCAGGCCCTGATGCAGCCGTATGCGATGGCGGCCTCTAAGCTCGCGCCGAGCCTCGCCGACAGCGGGACGCCGCAGCGCCTCGCATGGATGCGGGGGATCGGAGGGACCGGGGAGGCGGCGGCATTGGGCGCGGCGGCGCACTTCGGCGGCCCGATGGGCGCGGTTCCCGCGTCCGCTTATGCTTTGGACACAATCGCCAATCTTCCGGGGATCAGGAACGTCGTCGGCGCGGCAATGGCACCAAGAGATGCGATTTTGCCGCCGCCGCTAGCTGATGCGACGAACCTGGTGGGGAAGGGCCTCTATAAGCGGGCCAACCGCCTCGGCATGTTCGCTGCGCCGCTCGCCCTCAGCTACTTCGACGGTCAGTAGCCGCTTTTTCTTGCGATCATAGCGGTCGAGCAATTCGCCGCCGATAGCGCGGCCAGCAACAGCCGCGAGTAATCCGGGAAGCCACCAGCTCACTCGCCTCAAATACCCGAAATTACAGACAAAGGAAACGCTAAACCATGAGTTTCAGCGCTTACTCACTCACGCCCTCATCGAACAGCACGATCAACGGCATCAACATCGCCGAGAGCTGCCCTGCGGCGAATGTCAACAACGCAATTCGCCAGCTAATGAGCGACGGGCGCGAACTCTACAACACTGTCGTCGCGATCAACGTCTCGTCCTACATGCCGAAGTCTGGCGGCGCGTTCACCGGCACGATTAACCGCTCCGGCGCGGGGGGTTATTTCTACCACGCGGGATCAACGCAGGCGACCGCGCCTGTTTATACGCAAACATCCGCAACTGCTCTCCCGTCCTCTCCCGCCGAGGGGACCGTGGTCCTGCAATACTAATGACCATCCAGGTCCGCAAAGGCGGCTCGTGGAGGACAATCACCGGGGCAAAGGTTTACGCGAACGGCGCGTGGCGCACGCTCGTCGCGATCAAGGTTTACGCGGGCGGCGCGTGGCGCACGGTCGGTAACTTCGCGGCGCCGGCTGCGCCTCCCAGCGGGGGCAGTTCGGGCGGGTCTGGCGGCGGTGGTGGTTCCGGTGGCGGGGGCGGGACAATCACCGTTACCATCAGTCCATCGCCCGTTTCCGGCAGCGGTTCTGCCTCTGTCGTTCAGACCCCGAGCGTCACCGCAACGCCGAGCGGCGGCCTCGCGCCCTACACCTATTCGTGGACGATCGTGTCATCTGTCGGGAGCGCGCACATCGCGTCGCCCACAACGGCATCCACGCTTTTCAGCATGACCGGCCTCAGCGTCGGCGACAACGCCGGCTCTGCCCAATTCCGCTGCACCGTCACTGACAGCCTCGGCACCACCGCCAGCGCAACCGTCAACGCGACCTTTACCTACACGGGGGAATAATGCACCATTTCTTTGACGCGATCACCAATAACAAGGGTGACGCGCTCTCGGGCTATTATGTCCGCCTCGTCGATTCCTCCGGGGCTGGCGTGTCACTGTATGCCGACACGTCCCTGACGCCGATTGTCTCGGTTTCCGGGCTGGATGACGCGGCAAAGGTCGATGCTGACGGCAATGTCGATTTCTACGTCAACGTAGGAACCTACCAGCTCGACATCTACGCGACCGACGGAAACACGCTGGTCAAGTCGATCATCGATGTCGGCATGAATATCGATGCGGACACGGCGGCAACCGCTGTAGCCGCGCAGGCTGCCGCTTCGGCGTCCGCTGCGGACGCGGCCAATGCAGAGGCTGCAGCCGCAGCTAGCGCGTCCAGCGCCTCCACCGACGCAGCCTCTGCCCGCGCTTATCTGCTCTCCCTCACGGCGCTCCCGACCAACGGCCTTGGCGTTACCGCCGCCTCGCGCACCGCAATGTCGATGCTTCCGACGACCGCTCCTGCGATCCTTGGCGAAGGCGTCAGGCGGGGTGTCTATCACTTCCTCAGTGCCGCAGACTATGCGACCATCACGGGGCGCACGCTCACCGCCGATGTAATCACCGACGGCGGCAACCTCATCGTTCCAAAGTCGACCGACTCCACCGGGGCATCGGGCGCATGGGTCTATCCCTATTGGTCGCAGGACGTTTCGGGCCGCCTGTTTGGGGTAACGGACGGGACTGACGTCAAGACCGCCCTCGAAACATGGGCCACCGTCGTTTACGCGCTCCCGTGCATCAGCGCCTCATGCACAGTCACCGGAACCGCTGCGCTTCCGATCACCCTCGGCAATTCCAGCGGCTCGCAGACCAAGCGGATTACGCTGGTTGCGACCATCAACGCAACCGCGACGATGGACGTGCTTCTGACCATCGTTAAGCCCTCAACCATCGACCTCAACCTATCCTTGTGGGGCAGCAGCAGTTCCACGGCGGGGCAGGCGTGGACCAGTCGCCAAGCGGGCTACGGGCTGAGAATCACCGCTGCCCTCAACAGCCGCATCACCGGGAAGATCGTCCCCACCAATTTCAAGTTCTGGGGCGTGCTGGTGGACGATTCCATCGGCATCAACGGCAACAACAGCAACTACGCAATCCTCCCCTATATCCGGGGCACGAATTGCGGGATCAGCCACTCCGCCGGCGGCACTTCTTCAATGTCGGCCAACTGGAATACCCCGGTCAGGCTCAGC